AAAGAGTATGATAATTATGTACTCATTATTCGATCTGTCATCTTTGTTAGTTATCTCATTACTAATTGTTTTATCGTTGCAGGGGTGATCAGACACTGGGACAGTGGACAAACTGACCACCCACGCTCGACAGGGGTTCGAGAAGTGCTACAATAAAGGTATCAAACGAGGAATGCATGTTCAATCAAGAAGTAAAAGGTACACTCGCTAGACTACTAGCAACAGAGAACCTAACAGTAGAGCACCGTAAGGTCAGCACAGCATACTTCGATGTGGACAAGAGAGTTCTTTGCTTACCTATATGGAAGACTGCTTCTGAGACAGTATATGACCTTCTAGTAGGACATGAGGTAGGACATGCTCTTTATACCCCACAGGAGGGTTTGGGTGATGCTCCTAAAGCATTTGTAAACGTATTAGAAGATGTTAGAATTGAGAAGATGATGAAAGAGACCTATCCTGGTCTTCGCAAATCATTCTTTGATGGATATCGTGAGTTATGGGGTAAGGATTTCTTTGGGGTTGCAGGTGAAGATGTAGATGAACTACCATTCATTGATAGAATCAACCTATACTATAAAGGTAATAGCACTATCGAGTTTACTGATGAGGAGAGAGTATATGTGGATCGTGCTATTAAGACTAAGACTTTTGAAGATGTATTAGATCTAGCAAGAGAATTATATGGTAAAGCACAGCAAGAAGAAGATGCAAAACCAGACAATTTAGATGACCTTTCCTTAGATAGTAAGGATGGTGATGATAAAGAGGATGATCCAAATTCAGATGGTGAGTTAGAAGTTAATAATAATGGAGATCAAGATGGTGAGTCTGATCAGAAGAAACCAGTTGATGATATGACTGATGAGGAATTACTTGATGAGTTATTCCCACAAGAACCTACAGGTGGTAAAGAATATAAGGAGACTGAGAGTGTAACTGATCAAGCATTCGCTGAAGCACTAGAGACTCTAGTTGATGATGATACTAGAGACTGGAAATATCTAAGATTACCTAAAGTTAATATTGATAAGATCATCACTCCACCTAAGAAAATTGCAGATGATCTTCAAAGACACTTTGAAGCACAGAAAGAAGATCAAAGACATGAAGTAAAAGATTATCCTTGGAGAGCAGATGATGAGTCAGGTGTAGAATATGCTGAAAAGCATTTCAATGAGTATAAGAAGTCTGCTCAGAAAACAGTTAACTATCTTGTAAAGCAGTTCGAGATGAAGAAGTCTGCAGAACAGTATAAGAGAGCAGCAGTATCTAAAACTGGTGTTATCAATACTAACTCATTATATAAGTACAAGTTGACTGATGATATCTTTAAGAAGATTACAACTGTACCTGATGGTAAGAATCATGGATTAGTAATGTTCCTTGATTGGTCAGGATCTATGAGCACAACAATCCTTGATACTCTTAAGCAAACTTATAACCTAGTTTGGTTCTGTAAGAAAGTAAACATTCCATTCAGAGTTATTGCATTCCAGAGTGGACACTGTGGAGGATATTATGGAGATACATATCAGAGATTTCATGCTGGTGTTAAGGTAGAAGAGGATACTCTTGCTATCGGATCTGACTTTACTTTACTAGAGTTCTTCTCTTCAAGACAGTCTAAGAGAGATCTTGATCAATCAATGAAGTATGTTTACCTTCAAGCATTTTCATTCAATGGATGGAGAACTAGGCAAATGAATGATTATAGTTTAGGTGGTACTCCATTAGCAGAGGCAGTATATTGTGCCAGAGAAGTTGTTGCTAAGATGAAGAAGGAAGAGCAAGTAAGTAAGGTTAATGTAGTTTGCTTAACTGATGGTGAGTCAAATCCAATGGCACATGTTGCTAGAAGACATGGTGATGCATCTTGGTCTGGTGCTTCAGATGAAAATGAACTTACAATTAAATCAACACAGTACAGTCATGCAGTTTACATAGTACGTGATCCTGTAACTGGATACCAGCGTGTAATGAATATGAGTCCATATCAGACTACAGCAGAGATTGTATCTTTCATGAGAGAGATAACAGATTATAACTGGATCGGTATCAGAATTTGTTCTAAGTCTGAAGTAAGTAGAGTCTTTAGACACTTCCTATCATATGATCATGAGGAAATAGAGAGAGTAGATAAGCAATGGAAGAGAGAAAGATTTGCTTCCATCAAAGATAAGGCAGGTTTCACTGAAGCATTCTACATCCCTAATCAAGGACTAGGTGGAGAAACTTTAGACCTTGAAGTTAAAGCAAAAGGTGAAGTTGCAACTAGAGCAGAGTTGGGTCGAGCATTTAAAAAGCACATGGGTTCAAAGATGACTAACAAAACTATCCTAAATGCTTTCATAGAACAAATAGCATAATGGTAGATAGTCTCGCAGCATTAATCCGTTCTGCCATCCTTCATATGGGTGGTGAACGGTATTATACTGATCATGAAAAGATAGTTAAAGGTGATCTAGTAATTGATAATGAAATGTATAAACGTGAAGGGCATCGTAAGATGCATATAGAAGTAGCAAAGACTGGACACTTAGATATCATGCATGTTGTATTCTTTCCAGACTATGAATATAATATTCCTATATTTGGTGCTGATATAATTGCAACACCTTCTGTTGTTACTGCTGCTATCTGTGATATATCTCCAGTAAGAGGGACGGAAGAGATCTATAAAAAGATTCAACCTATTTCCAATAAGATACATTTTCCAACTAAGAGACCATTACCATTATGGGGTGATGAGATCTTTTCACCATTCTGTAAGTTTCTAAGATTAAAATCTGAAGAAGAGAAGAGAAATTTCTATCAGATTGTAGCAGAATATCTTTTCATTTATATGGACTGGGTTAAAGATATAGAAAAGGATACTGACTATGTTAAAAGTATGTTGAGGATGGATGATCAGATATATTATTCTACACAACAAAGAAAGAATCCAAAAACTTTAGCAGTTCTTTCTAATTGGTTTGATGAAGACTGGGCAAATAATTATATAGATAATATATTATTCTGTAAACCAAATGTTAAACACGACTTGGACAGCACAAATACTATTACCAAGTAATAGATTGCAGAAAGTAGAATTCATGTGTCCTTCTAATTTAAGAGAAGATGCAGAGGCACGTTGTAAATCTTTGTTTGGTGTGTCTGATGTAAGACAACTGACTAGGGTGTGGACAAAAGAATAAGTGTCCCTATGGCTGTTGTAAAGCTTGTGAATCTGCTATAATAGATCTATAGACAACAAAAGATCCAATGCCATTTCAAGCAAAATTTTCCGAAAATGAATTAATCTCTTTCTTCGAGCAGTTCGGTAATGACATCGATTCAACTCATGTCAAAAAAGCTGCAGAACATCTTGGTGTAAAAGTACAGAGTGTTACCAAGAGGATGAACAAGATTGCAAAACTCCAGAAGCGTGGACGTGGAAAATGGTGCTTATCAACTCAGGAACTTATCAATGCATATGAAGCACCTGCTGCTGCACCTGCAGTTGAAGTAAATTACATACCTGAGAAGGATGGTACATATGTTCCATTTGGAAACTTCACTTCTGTTAAGAAGATTATTCAATCAAAATTATTCTACCCTACCTTCATCACAGGATTATCTGGTAATGGTAAAACCTTGTCAGTAGAACAAGCATGTGCTAACTTAGGACGTGAACTAATTCGTGTAAACATTACTATTGAGACCGATGAAGATGATCTTATTGGTGGGTTCCGTCTTGTTGATGGGTCAACTGTTTGGCATAACGGACCTGTCGTGGAGGCACTCGAAAGAGGAGCTATCTTGCTACTCGATGAAATTGACTTGGCGAGTAACAAGATACTCTGCTTACAATCCATTCTTGAAGGCAAAGGTGTGTTCTTGAAAAAGATTGGTAAGTATGTTAGACCTTCTGCTGGATTTAACATTATTGCCACTGCTAACACTAAAGGTAAAGGATCTGATGATGGAAGATTCATTGGTACCAACGTTCTTAATGAAGCATTCCTAGAGCGTTTCCCAATTACTTTTGAGCAAGAGTATCCTTCTGCATCTATAGAAACTAAAATCCTTATCAATCAAGGATGTGATGAAGCATTCACTGATAACCTTATCAAGTGGGCAAATGTAATTCGTAAGACATTCTTTGATGGTGGGGTTGATGAGGTTATTACAACTCGTCGTTTGGTTCACATCGTTCAGGCATTTAAGATCTTTGGTGATCGTTTAACTGCAATAACCAATTGTGTCAATCGTTTTGATGATGATACAAAGCAGTCTTTCTTAGATCTATACACAAAGGTTGACGCAGGGGAAGAAGAAGAGTATAATGGAGAGAGTTAAATCTCTTCATTATGAAAAAGTATAATGAGGACGAGATCCTCAAAGAGATGTCAGATTACATCTCCAATACTTACCGAGGTCATTATTCTGTCGGAAACGTTCAGACTCTTGACCTCATTGATTCTGTAGGTGATGCTGAAGCATTCTGTAGGAGTAATGTCCTTAAGTATGCTTCAAGGTATGACCGCAAGGGATCAGCAAGAAAGGATATCATTAAGATTATCCATTACGGTATGCTCCTCTTACATTTTAATGATAAACGAGAGAAGGCAGATCGTATTAACGCTAACAACAGTACCGCCTTTGCAGTTGACTACGACAAATGACAGTAATTACCAAACCAACAATTGAAGTCCTTAAGAACTTCTGTTCTATTAATAAATCTATTGTCATTAAACCTGGCAATCAGATTGCAACGCTTAGTATTAACAAGAACATACTTGCTATTGCAGATGTGGAAGAAAGGTTTGATTCACAAATCTCTATCTATGATCTGGGAGTGTTCCTTGGAGGGTTATCTTTATTTGATCAACCTAAGATCGATACTTCAAAGGACAATTATCTAACAGTAAGTGATACTGCAGGTCGTTCTAAGACTAGATTCTTCTATGCAGATCCTGATGTAATCACTCAACCACCTGAGAAGGAAATTTCTCTTCCCAGTATTGATGTTGATTTTAGATTGGATAGTAGTGTCCTATCACAGTTACAACGTGCTGCAAGTGTTTATCAACTTCCAGATCTTTGTTTATATGGAGATGGTACAGACATCCAACTTCGTGTAACTGATAAGAAGAATGATAGTTCTAATAGTTTCTCAGTTTCTGTTGGTGAAACTTCTAATGAATTCTGTTATTGTTTTAAAGTTGAGAACTTAAAACTCCTACCAGGATCTTATCAAGTTTCTGTTAGTAAAACTAATGTTGCTCTATTCCAAGGAGATGGCATTAAGTATTTCATCGCTTTAGAACCAAACACATGACCACAATCCTACAGGGAAAAGTAAAGACAGTGTTCAGCACATCTGAACCTGAAGAAGTTCTCATACAATATGAGGATAAGGTTACTGCTGGTAACGGTAGGAAAATAGATTTTCCTGAAGGTAAAGGTCGAGTCTGTTGTGAAATCTCTAAATTACTTTTTGAGCATTTAGAGAAGTATAGTATACGCACACACTATATCAACATGCATCCAGTAGCAATTATGTGCTGCAAGAGAGTTGATATTATACCTATAGAAGTGGTAGTAAGAAATGTTGCTGCTGGTTCTATAGTTAGACAGACAACTATTGAAGAAGGTACTAATTTTGATTGGCCATTAGTTGAGTGGTATCTGAAAGATGATGAGAAAGATGATCCTCTATTAACAGAGGCTCGTATATGGGCAATGGGTAATTATCCATTAAGGGATATGGAACAGACTGCTAGAGAAGTTAATGGTATTATATCAAGACTATTTGAACAGATTGGTCTTACACTTGTTGATTTTAAATTGGAGTTTGGACACGATGCTAACGGCGATTTACTCTTGGCTGATGAACTATCACCTGACTCGATGCGACTCTGGAAAGATGGAAAGAGTTTTGACAAAGACTTGTTTAGAAAAGGAGAAGGTGATATAGTAGAAGCATATAATTCTATCCTAGATAAACTGAGGAAGATTACGTGAATGATTTTTTATGGGTAGAGAAGTATAGACCTCAGAAAGTTGAGGACTGTATACTTCCTACAGAAGTGAAGACCACCTTTAAGAGTTTCATAGAGCAAGGGGAGATACCAAATCTTCTCTTGTCAGGAACTGCTGGAGTTGGCAAGACCACCATTGCGAAAGCATTGTGTAATGAATTGGGAGCAGATTTTTATGTCATTAATGGGTCTGATGAGGGTAGATTCTTGGACACTGTACGCAATCAGGCAAAGACCTTTGCTGCTACTGTTTCTCTTACATCTGAATCTCGTCATAAAATTCTCATTATTGATGAAGCGGACAATACGACACCCGACGTACAGTTACTCTTACGAGCCTCGATTGAGGAGTTCCAGAAGAACTGCCGTTTCATATTCACGTGTAACTTTAAGAATAAAATAATAGAACCATTACATAGTAGAACAACTGTAATTGATTTCAATGTCAGAGGAAAAACTAAGCAAACTCTCGCAGCTCAGTTCTTTGAGCGATGCAGAGACATCCTTTCCAGAGAGAAGGTACGGTTCAATGACAAAGTGGTTGTCGAGATCGTACAAAAATACTTCCCAGATTTCAGAAGAACAATCAATGAACTCCAAAGATATAGTTCAACGGGTTCTATCGATACTGGAATCCTCGCAACGTTAGGTGATGCAAACGTTGATAGTTTAGTAGTACACCTTAAGGAGAAGAAGTTTGCAGAAGTAAAGAAGTGGGTTACACAAAACCTAGATAGTGATGCTACGATTATTATGCGAAAACTGTATGATAATCTTAGTCCTATGATGGATGGTCCTAGTGTTGCTGCTGCAGTATTAATCATTGCAGATTACCAATACAAAGCTGCTTTCGTTGTGGATCAAGAGATAAACCTATTGGCTTGTCTTACCCAAATTATGCTGGAGTGTAACTTTAAATGAACAAAGACAAAAGAAAACTAAGAGCACAAGTTAAATCCAGATGGTATTATATCTTCTGGGGTGCTGCTACTGTATCTGTATTTGCAGGACAGATGCATGTTGGTAATGGATTTAATAGGATGTCAGATACTATTGAAAAGGTATTGAAATCACCTGTTATGATTGAGATACCATATCCTAGAGATGGGGTAATATATTAATGATATACGATATTGATGATATGCGTGAAGAAGTATTGCGGATGCTGAAGAAAGATTGTTACCGTAAAGGTGAATATAAACTTTCTTCAGGTATAATGAGTCCTCATTATATTAACTGTAAACCACTTACTCTACATTGTAGAGGATTGTGTTATGTCAGTTTTATGATGCTTGACTTTATTGAAGAGGCATCAGTAGCAGTAGGAGGACTTACTCTTGGTGCTGATCCCCTTGTTAGTGGTGTTGCTATGGCAGCAGCATTAGATGAGCAAACAATCAATGGTTTGATTGTTCGTAAAGAACCAAAAGGTCATGGTACAGGAGCATGGATTGAAGGCCCCTTGCCAGAAAAAGGTTCTCGTGTTACAGTGTTAGAGGATGTAGTTACTACAGGTGCGTCTGCTATTAAGGCAGCACATAAACTGCGTGATGCAGGATATTGTGTAGAACGTGTTGTTTCTATTGTCGATAGACAGGAAGATGTGGAGATAGATGAAGCAATGGAATCAGAAGGACTAGAACTTTACAGCATTTACACCTTGGAGGAAATCATCAATGCCAGCTAGAAAAAGTGTCGCCGACTTAAAAGATCGTAAGGGTGGCAATATCATCAATCTTTCTTTCGGACAAAATGAAGGACCATTGATAGAATGTCTAGATCAATTAGTAAAGGATGACTGTGCTACCAGTAGGTCTGCATGGTTGAAAGATCAGATTCGTATTAAATATAGAGAGTTAAAGAAATGAATATATTTTTATCTTGTCCACCAGTCTATCATTTACCAGGTACTTGGACTGAATGTAAGGAACCACTTATCCATCATTTTAATCTAGCACCTGGACCTGCGTTCGCAGTATTCATGGGACTATTGGTTGTTGCCCTAATGATATGGGGAATATACATGACCTTTGGATCAGGTGGAAAGGATCTAAGAGATGAGATAGCAGAACATTCTAAGATGCATGAACTAGGTATAGCACACTCACACAAAGAAGGATCTATTCGCAAACTTCGTAATGACTCAACTGAAAACCCCTCTTAGATATCCAGGTGGAAAGTCACGTGCTATCACAAAGATGGCACAGTACTTACCAGACATGACTAAGTATAAAAAATACAGAGAACCTTTTCTTGGAGGTGGTTCTGTTGCTTTATACATGACAAAACAGTATCCTCATCTACAAATATGGGTGAATGATCTGTATGCACCATTAGCAAACTTTTGGCAACAACTACAGCATGAAGGAGATGAAATTACGACCAGGCTCAGAACCTTTAAAACATCATACCCCACCCCAGATAAAGCACGTGAACTTTTTATCGAGAGTAAAGAATTGGTTAACGATGCCTCAGCCAGTCTCGTTACCCGTGCTGTTAGTTTTTATATTGTTAATAAGTGTAGCTTCTCAGGTCTTACCGAATCGAGCTCCTTCTCAAAACAAGCCTCAGACAGTAACTTTAGTTTACGAGGCATAGAAAAGTTACCAGCATATTCTAAGTTGATAGAGAACTGGAAGATAACTAATCTTTCTTATGAGGAGTTAGCAACTGATGAGAAGGATGTGTTTACTTATTTCGATCCTCCTTATGAGATTGGAATACCTATCTATGGTAAGAGAGGTGAGTTGCACAAGTACTTTGATCATGATGCCTTCGCAAAAGATTGTGATGGACATACTAACCATCAGATGATATCATATAACAGTAGTCAGATTATAAGAAGTAGATTCAAAGATTGGAATGCTGCTGAGTTTGATTTAACTTATAGTATGCGTACTACAGGTGACTACATGAAGGAACAGGCAGAACGTAAAGAACTCGTCTTAACTAACTATGGCATATGATGATCGCTACCCTCTTAAAGATTATTTAAATTCTATTAATCTTAATAAAGATTACTTAATGGATGAAGATCCCTCTTGGGAAAAGAATTATCCAGCATATGTTATCAACAAATGTTTATCACATCATCTTGATACACTAGCATATGCTAACGAGATGAATCGTTATTCAGGACTTGATAGGAAATTACAATATGATTTTCTTATAAATATCGTGAGACCCCGAAAGAGATTTTCTCCTTGGGGTAAGAAACAAAAGATAGATGATCTTGATCTTGTTAAGCAATACTATGGTTATAGTAATGAAAAAGCAAAGCAGGCTTTGAGGATTTTATCTCCGCAACAACTAGATTTTATTAGAACAAAACTGAATAAGGGAGGTAAGAAATGAATGAACTAAAGGAAGTTCAGTGGACTAAGGATGATATGGTGGAGGTCAGTTTAAAAGAACCTGATGACTTCCTTAAAGTTCGTGAGACACTTACTCGTATTGGTGTAGCATCTCGTAAAGAAAAAAAGTTATATCAGTCTTGTCATATACTTCATAAGAAGGGACAGTATTACATAGTACATTTTAAAGAACTATTTGCTCTAGATGGTAAGAAGGCCAACCTATCAGAGAATGATGTTCAAAGACGTAATAGAATTATTAAACTATTATCTGACTGGGGGTTAGTTGAAATAGTTAAAGAAGAAGTAATTAAAGATGCAGCACCACTTAGTCAAATAAAGGTTATTGCATATAGAGAAAAAGATCAGTGGTTTTTAGAGTCCAAATATAACATCGGTAAAAAAAGACAACCTTCAGAATGATATATAATATGTGAATATGCATAGGTTATATGGCTGAAGAAGTAAAGGAAGAAGTTCTTGAAGAAGAACATTCTGTAGAAGAAGAAAAAAAGAAAGGTATCTTTGGTAAAGTAAAAGATGCTATACTACCAGATGCTGAAGAACAAGCAGCAATCATTAGTACAGCTGTTCGCATCACCGTTCTCGGCTGGTCGGGGGCTATCTTGACTTTAAACTACGTTTCTATACCAGGTATACCACAACAGAAAATTGATCCGACATTTATAGCTTCGGTTTTTACTGGAGTTTTAGCTAGCTTCGGAATTCAGACAGCTTCTAAGAAGGGTGATGGTACCATGAAGATGAATGGTAATGGTAATGGTGGACCTGCTCCTGCTACTGCAAAAGATATTGAGGCGATCATAGCGAAAGCTGGTCCTACTCAAACTATTCGTATTGAGCAAGCACCTCTAAAAATAGTTGGTGTCTCAAGTGACGATAATAAGAAAACCTACGAATTATAGAATAATGCAAAAAATTGTAAATGTACTTGCTATTGCGTCTACTGTTGTATCTGCTACCGTTGTTGGTGGTGGGTTATACATATATCTCAATCGCACATCCATCATTGATGGAGTTAAATCTCAAGTTATGGAAAGCGTGCTTGGAGGTTCTGGAGGTCTTCCAGGAATGGGTAGTGGAAACCTTCCTTTAGGAACTAATGATCTTGCACCTACATCACCTCAGGCTGCTGCACCTTCTGGACAAAGTATGGGTCTTCCTATTCCTGGCGGATTCTAAATGGATTTACAAAAGATCGCCTCTACTGGTACTGCAGTTGCTGTAGTGGGAACTGGTGCGTTTGTTGGTGGTAATCATGTTATTGATCAACAAACTGGTGGTCCTCAAAAGAGAGAAGATGCACAGATAGAAAAGATTCGACAAGTTGTTAGAGAAGAAATTTATATACAGTTGGTTGAGAATTGGCCAAAGTCAAGTGGTCCTGTTAAAGGATTGAAACCTCCAACTAAGAATTATAAGCAACTGATACCTCAAAATGGATCCAATCGTTAATGTTCCAAATATAACTGTAAATAATACCACCATTCCTTATGTTAAGGTTAATGGTAATAAAATTCAGTTTATTGGAACTAAACAGGTAGGAAATAATAATATACGACCTATAGGCACTACAAAGATTGCTGATAGTCGCATATGGTTAAATGATGTGCCACAAGCTATACCAATGACGGTTCCTGTTACAGAAAGAATAGGAATTCCCATTGTCAATATGCCTGGGTGTGTACAGGTTCATAAAGAGAACGTAAAGAAACCAACCAACAAGAATAAGATGTTGGTTAACGATGATCCAAAGCAGAACGTAGTATTATGTGATGCTGGTATGCCATATTACCAACCACCTGATTATGATTATAGGGAATTATCATGGCAAACAATATATACACCACAAGAAGAAGCTGACGGTTTAGATACTGGTGATGAACCTCCAGCACCTGATATAGACACTCCAGAACCTCCTGTAACACCCCCTACAACAGCAGGGGAAGTAGAATGTCCTCCAAAGAATGCAAGACGTATAGGAGACTTATCTACTAGTGGAGAAGAAAGAGTAAAAGAATATAAATTAACACCCGATGGAAAAATCTGTGAAACGATCTGGGAACCAGTTCCATTTGTAGATCAGTACTTACCTAGTGTTGGAGTTGTAACTACTACGGCTGGGATTGCTGCTGTTGCGACGACATCTGCCCTACTTGCAAAACCCCTAGCAGACCTGCTCCTGAAGGT